ACTGAACGAGGTCTTCAAGACAATCGACGGGGATGAATTGCAGTTCCCAGGAGATCCCTCTTCGGATATCACTAACCGGATCGGGTGCCGCTGTTGGCTCACCACCGCTCGTTGACTGACCGTGACATACTCGCTGGCATGTGGCAGGCCTTGAGGAAAATCCAGTGGATCCCGGTGTTGGTCCTGCTCCTGGTACTGGCGGCCGTCGTGATCGCCATCATCACTAGTGATGGACCCACCACCGCACTGATCCTGGTGCTCTGCGCCTTCTGCTTGACCGCTCTCGAAGGGATCCGCGTTGCAGAATCCAATCGTGCTCGCACTCGCAACCCACCGGCTAACCCAGCTGGCCGTAGAGGATGAGATCACCCGTCCGGTGCGCCTGGCAGTGGAGAAGTGGGCGCGAGGTGCGGAGGAGTTCTCCTTCCGTGAGCGGGTGGATTTTGCTTTGAACTGCCCTGCTTGTTCGAGCATTTACGCGGGCGCGATCGTCCTCGGACTGCAGACGTTCCCGGCCGGTCGCTGGGCGGTCAGAGTGCTCGCAGCCAGTGCCGCAGCACTGGGGTGGAAAGCTGTATTGGACAAGCTGGAGGACTGATGGACCCGATCTATTACAAGGGCGAGACCGTCGCATTGCACGCCGACATCTTCCCCGGGTTTGTACATCCAGAGCCCGCTGGAGTCCCCGGGAATGGGATCCGTAAGCGAGTGGTGGTCACCGAACGGTGCCTGACGATCTGTTGGGCCGTCGCCGGAGAAGTGCACCGGATGGACATCCCTATGACCACCGAACAGACATCAAACGTGACGCTTCGCGGTGGCACCGTAGGGACATATGAGATCGGCCGGGACCACGGTTGTGCTACCTGCGGGGCCGGGAGCATCAAGAACTACCGTGTCTGGCCAGGGGTGATCATGCGGCAGGAAAGCCGGATGGATCAGGCTGCAGCCGCCCTCTCCCAGGATCGCAACTACGGCTTGCCGTCCGGAAGGTACACGCGATCTCGCTGATCAGGGTTACTCCCAGCTACGCTCTTGCTCATGGGTCTGTTTGTGCGCGAGGGCAATGCCCCACAGTCAACCGATCGCGCACGCCCGGCACGGTTCAACACGCACCGTGCGATCACCGCATCAGCAGAGAAAATTGACCTGGCGAAGGTCACTCCTTCTCAGGTTAATCGTACCTATGCGGAGTGGCAGCAGGCAGCTTGGATCGGTTACCGCAGGGTCGGAGAGATCCACTATGGCTTCGGTCTGCTGGCCAACCTGCTGTCACGAGTTCGGTTCTATCCAGCGGTCCTGGGAGAAGCGAATGAGCCGCCGACGGACCTCGGAACCATCGAGGGTGAGGATGAGCGGGTCAGCTCAGCGCTCGACCAAGCCGCGACCGAAGTCATGTCGTCTCTTACGGAGAACAACTTCGCCAGCTTCACCCGCAAGTTCAGCCTGAACCTGTCAGTCCCCGGTGAGTGCTACCTGGTGGACATGCCCGAAGACGGGTTCATGATCTGCTCCACCACTGAGATCACTGTCCGCGCCGGAGGCGCTGTCTACACCCCGATGCGCGGAGAGGCTCCCCGCGTTCTCCCGGCCGGGACGTTCATTGCCAGGATCTGGCGGCAGGACCCTGAGTACTCCAAGGAAGCCGACTCCTCCATGATGGGCGTCTCCGACGCCGTAGAAGAACTGCTCCTGTGCCAGCGCCTCACACGCGGTGCCGCCAGGGCCCGGATGAACAACGGCATCCTGTTCCTGCCGGACGGGATCACCGTTGCACGTACCTCTCCGACAGGAGAGCCGGTTCTGGAGGAGCCGGAGGATTCTCTCGACAACCTCGCGGCCATGAGCCAGGTGGACCCCGGGCAGGATCTGGTGGCCAACCTGGTGGATTCGATGGTCACTCCGATCTCTGATGAGGCCAGCGCTTCCAGCGTTGTCCCCCTGGTCCTGGTGGGTCAGACCGACCAGGGCAGCGCGATCCGGCACATCGATCTGCGCAGCGTCCAAACCGATGAGTGGCTGATCAAGCGTGCTGAGGTGGCCCTCGATCGGATCCTGCAGGGCATCGATATCCCCAAGGAGGTCGTCACCGGCATGCAGTCGGTGAAGTACTCCAACGCCGTCGTGATTGATGAGAACCTCTACAAGTCCAACATCGAACCGCTGGCGCTTGTGCTGGCCGATTCCCTGACCAGCGTCTACCTAAAGCCGGTGCTCAAGTCCCGGGGTTTCACCGACGCCGATCTGAAGAACCTCGTCGTCTGGTACGACCCGTCCCAGATCGTCACCAGGCCGAACAGTGCGGAAAGTGCGAACCAGGGACTGGACCGAAACGCTCTCAGCCCTCGGGCCTGGCGCCGGGAGAATGGCTACGCCGAATCCGATGCACCCACACCGGAAGAGTTGGCGATGGCGATGCTCACCAAGATCGGCACTCTGCCGGAGAAGGTGCAGTTGCAGTTGCTGGCCAAGGCTTTCAAGGGGTTCATCGAAGTGGATGAGGAGCCAGAAGAGCCGACCGCTCAGGTGCAGCAGTTCCCTCGTGCCGTGAAGGATCCGGGGGATGAAACCGAGAAGGATCCGCAGCGAGTGGCCATACAGCAGGTCGGGGTGAAGTAGTGCCCAACACCAGCTTTCTCTTCGTCGCTACCCCCGCAGCAGACGATCCCTTCACCTCCGGTATCGAAGACGCACACATCACGATGTGTTTCTTCGGAGAGCTCGATGACGAAGATCTCATCGAAGACCTGACCGAAGCGGTATCCGACGTCGCCGGATCCTTCTCATCCTTCGATGCCGAGGTCGCCGGAACAGCGGTCCTCGGTCCGGACAAGGCATCGGTAATCCTGATCGAATCTGCCGAACTGGTGGCTGTACGGGCAGCGATGCTGGGATTCGAGAGTGTGCAGGAGGCCATGAACAAGGCTGATCAGTTCCCCTGGTGGATCCCTCATTGCACCACCAGCTATGAGAGCAGTCCTCCCGAAGATCCGCCGAAGAGCATCCGAATCTCTGCTCTGGGGTTCTGGAAGGCGGAGGATAAGGACGCTCACCCACTATCCGGTGGGACTTCTGTAGCGTCACTGTCCGTACCTACGATTGCCTGTGCGAGTGACCTGACGCGTGGGATCACCTACGGATCACAGGTCCCCAGTAGTCGCTGGTACGTCATGAAACGTGCTGCGGCTCTTGGTCTTTCAGATCGTATCCCACTGCAGTGGAGCCGATGATGTCTGCGCTTCTGACGATGACCGGGCACGACCGGACCTACTTGCCGCCGCGCTCTATCCGGCGTTCGTTGAGCAGTCTGGAGGATATCGATCCTGTTTCTGCTCGGATTGCTCTGGGCAACTGCACTGCATGGGATCTTCTGCGGCTCGACGGAACTCACCCAGCTTCTACTTGGGCGATCAAGACACTGGATTCCATCACCGCTGCAGGACCGGACTTGGGATGTGGTGATTGTGAAGACACAGGATTTTACGGTCTGGCTTCTACCGGCGATGTGGACCTGCTGGACGGGTTGCTGCGTCGTGTCGGTGATGGAGAGTATGAATCCCTTCGTGCCGACGGCATCTGGGAAGCTTGGACCGGGGATGACTCCACTGCAGAGATACTGAGCCTTGAGATCGCCGCAGACGTCGCGGACGCATTGACCGCCGGGGCATCCGGTCTGCTGCGCAAGTACTCCTGGCCGCTGTTCTTCCTGCCACCGGAAGAGGTTGTATCCGCGAACCTGCTCTCTTCGCTTATAGGTGCAGGCGAGGATGACACCCCCCGTGGCGAATGGGTGAACTTCGGAGTCGTTGACGATGACGATCCTGGTGCCGTGATGGCAGTGGTCCGCGTCGGGTCCGAAGATCAGATGGAGATCTACTCCGACGGAGAGTGGGAGCCCTGGGAAGACGCCAGCGGTGACCTCTATGCGATCCCGCTGGACGACGAAGCGCTCGAAGCCGTTCTAACTGCTAGCGGTCTGCTGGCGTACGTCAGCCCGAACCCCAAAGCCGAGAAGCTCCGCAGATACTGGAGCACCGGCCGAGGCGGCACGAAGATTCGCTGGCGGGCGGGCGGGGACTTCACCAGGTGCGTCCGGCAGTTGCGGAAGTACCTAGGACTCAGGGCCAAGGGTTACTGCGCCAATCTTCACCGCAGAAACACCGGAATGTGGCCCGGAGACCGGCGAAACCGCCGGGGCAGGTTGCTATCCAGTGCCATCGAAGAGAATCTTGTAGCTGCACTCCAATCCGGTGAGTGGACCGGTGAACCGGAAGGGAACTCCGACATGACCGTGGCCGAACTCAAGGATGGGATCTACTGCGAGGTGGACGACAACGCATCCATCATGCAAACCATCACCGCAGGAGGATTCCCGGTCGCTCCGCCGGATGAGTGGTACAAAAACCCGGAGTTCTCCGGGCACACTCCCATGCAGGTTGATGACGACGGGCGGGTCTACGGACACATCGCCACTTTCGACGTCACCCACATCGGGATGGCCGGAGCGATCTACGCACCCAAGAGCAAGTCCAACTACGCCTACTTCATGACCGGTGCTCTCAAGACCGCATCCGGCAAGCAGGTCAACGTCGGGCAGCTCACCCTCTCCGGTGGGCACGCACCGCTGCACGCCGACGCCGGAGCGGCGGTCAAGCACTACGACGACACCAGCTCCGCCGTGGCGGATGTGGCAGTAGGGGAAGACGCATATGGCATCTGGGCCGCAGGATCTCTCCGCCCCAGCATCACCCCGGAGCAGGTCCGGGTCTTCCGAGCGAGTCCTCTGTCGGGGGACTGGCGTCCCATCAACGGAAACCTTGAACTCGTTGCGGCTTGTGCGGTCAACGTGCCTGGGTTCCCCATCGCTCGCGCCCGCGTTGCAGGCGGGGCCATCCTCGCTCTCGTGGCAGCGGGGGCCCGACCACTGGCGGTACGGCGAGCGTCCCTGACCGCCGACGCTGCAGTCCTGGAACGCCTGGATTCTCTGGAAGCACGTATCCCGGCGGTGGCCGAAGTGGAGACGTTGCCGGTCACCGTCACGCCAGATACCTCTTCCGCAGATGCGGAAGTAGAGGTGGTCCCAACTACTGCAGAACCCACACCAGCTACTGCAGAAGTAACGTTGAACGAGAGTATTGCAGCACCGGAGGTCGAACCGGTCGCGGCCAGTACCGCAGTTGCGGAAGCACCTGTTCTCGAAGAGCAGGTGGAGGAAGCTGTCGCAGCTGCGGAACAGGACACCCCGGAAGAGGTGCAGCCGGAGGTGGCGGACAAGCTCGATCCGGAGCAGGTCAAGCAGGCTCGGGAAGACGCCAAGGCGATCCGCCGGGACTGGCTGCGCAGGCAGGTGCATGGTGATGATGACGCTGTGACGGCGGCGATCCCTCCGCAGTTCCTCAAGAACGTCAAGAAGAGCAGCGACAAGAAGATCGCTGAGACCGAACGTAAGGGCGGCGGCTACCCGATCAAGGACGAAGCCTCCCTCAAGGACGCGATCCAGGCGGTCGGGCGGGCCAAGCCGGAAGACCGGGCCAAGACGATCGCGCACATCAAATCGGCGGCGGCCAAGCTCGGTCTGACCAAGCTGCTGCCGAAGACGGCTGGTTGGTAATGCCTTCCTGTGGGCCCGGTCGCTGGGTGGACTTCACTGAAGATGACCGGGACTACGTCACCTGGGACATCGGTGGCATCAGTGATGCTGCAACCGGTTCTTTCGACCTAGAACGGTCGGAGACCTGGCATGAGCTGTCCATCGATGACGCCACACGAACCGCGACCGCTTTGTTCTGCGGTCCGGGGGTTCAGAACCCCGGATTCGCGGTGGTGGTACCCACCACCAGTCATGTTCGGCTGCGGATCACCGACGGAACTGTGCAGCGGGATCTGGACGGTGGATTCATCCGTCTGGTAACTTGAACGAGTCATCTTGCTCGGTGGCACAGAGCGGCTGTCCTTCGGGGCAGCCGCTCTTTTAATTCCTGGGCAACCAGGTGTATCTTCCGCAGAGAGCGATCGACACACTCCGTGACTATTCCGGAGAGCGAAGGTACCTCCAAGGCAAGATCCATCGTCCCTGGAGGTATGAATGACTCTCGAAGAGAAGCTGGCCAAGCTCAGCGAACTGAGTAACGCCGATCTTCACACCCTCGAAGAGGAACTGATCACCGCGTTCGACGCTGCCGACAAGGCCGACGACGAAGCGCAGATCGTGGCCCTGGCGGGTCAACTCAAGGATGTCCGCGCTGACGTCACGCGCCGGATCAAGGAAGCCCCAGTGCCGGAGCCGGAAGCTCCCGTGGTGGAGGAGACCGTTCCCGAGGTTGTCGCCAAGGAGGAGCCCGTCGTTGAGGCAGAAACTCCCAAGGTCGAGGCAGAGGTTGCCCCGGCTGCAACAGAACCCACCACCGTCACCACCGAAGTGCAGGAAGGAACCCCAGTGGCCGCTAGCGCAACTGTTGCCGTCCCCCGGGGAGCCGAGCCGATCGTGGCGTCGGCGGCGGCGTCCCGAGTCTTCGCCGGAGCAGACCTTTCCGGCATCCATGTCGGAGCCGAGTTCACCAGCCAGGATCAGTTCGCGGAGGCCTTCTCCAAGCGTCTCCAGGCCCTGAGCCGGGTGCACGGCGGCGACGGCGAGCAGGTGCTGGTTGCCAGCATCAAGCTCGATGACGTCGATTCCGCGCGGACCCTCTCCCGGGACGATCCGTACAAGAACATGGAGAAGATCCAGGAGGTCACCGAGCCGGAGGCGATCACCGCCGCCGGTGGCTGCTGCGCCCCGCTGGTCACCCGCTATGACCTGTTCGACTGCGGCGGTGTCACCGATCGTCCGGTTCGCGACAGCCTGGCCGGTTTCCGTGCCGATCGTGGCGGCATCCGCTTCTTCCGGGGCCCGGCCCTGGCCGATCTGTCCGGTGCACTCGGATTCTGGACCTGCGCCGACGATGAGGCCGCCGACATCGATACGCCCAGCACCTGGAAGGTGTGCGCGCGAATCGACTGCCCGCCGGAGGAGACCGCCGAACTGCAGGCGATCACCATGTGTCTCACGTTCGGTGTGCTGCAGTCCCGGATCTTCCCGGAGACCGTGACCGCCAACAACAAGCTCGCGCTGGTCGCGCAGGCCCGCCTCGCGGACGCTGCTCTGCTTGCTCAGATCAAGGCCGGTTCCAAGGCCATTGCTGACGCTGGCACTCCTCTTGGAGCTGTCCGGGATCTGCTCGACACCATCGGCCGGGCCGCGATCTACTTCCGCGACCGGTACCGGATCAAGGGTGTTCCGCTGCGTGCGATCATCCCCTCCTGGGTGGTCGAGGTGCTCCGTGGTGACCTGGTCAAGGGTGAGTTCGCCGGACGTAGTCCAGCCGACTTCTTCGGTATCTCCGAGGATGAGGTCAAGAGCTTCTTCTCTCAGCGTGGCATCAACGTCACCTGGGCCCTGGATTCCTCGGCTCCGGCCACCATGGGTGGCGGGTTCTTCCCCAATGCCACCACCGCGCTTCCGTCCTGGCCGACCAGCGTTCAGTGGGCGCTGTTCCCCGAGGGCACCTGGCTGCACCTGGACGGTGGCAGCTTGGATCTCGGCATCGTCCGGGACTCGGCCCTGGTCCGCGTCAACGACTACATGCAGTTCTCGGAGACCTTCGAGAGCGTGGTCAATATCGGCTGTGAATCCCTGTGGATCACTTCCACGATCGACGTCTCGGGCAAGGCCCAGGGCCCGATCGCAGGCTGATCTC